GGGAATGGCGGACTTATTTGCCTGTACTGCATGAGCAGACGGCTCAAACGTGAGAACATGCCAGTCATAGGGAGGCTCCTTGCCAAAAAATAGTTGCTTTTCAAACGTAAGCAAGCCGCTTTCGCAATCTGAATACTTCCCGCCATTGTCTAAGTAGTGAGTGCCAAAGTCCAGAAAGTATTTCATTGGTAAATCTGCCGATCTTGCCAGAGTTGATTGTAGTTGTTCGTACCTTTGGCTCCAAAAGCAGACAAGTCGCCACCTCCCGCAGGCTTGCCCCATGCAAGAATAGTTCCGTCAGGCAGAACAAAAGCAGTGTTGTGTTTTTGGTGGGTGGGCGTTAGCTGAAGGAAGTCGCCATAGACAAACGATGCCTGCTCGCCATTTTTTGCCAATGCTTGCCCTAGCACGGGAGTAGCAGTAGGGGACAATGGCGTGATGCCATAGTACCTGTCTTGCCAATTCTCCACCACTTGATCAATGGCATTCAGAAGCGCAGGATTACCCGGCTTGGAAAACAACACTGCAGTCATGCACGCCCAGCAAGTGCCAGTAAACTTCTGAATCTCGCGGAACGCAAGAAAGTCAATGCGGTCGGCAAGCTCTACAGGTGAATGGAGCCTAATGGCAATGTCAAAATACCAGCCACCAACCGCATAGAGGATGCAATAACGGCCAAGGTCAGCCTTGTTGGAATAGGAGCGGAGGCCGTCATAAGCCTTGACAACATCGCCCCCGAAATGCTCAACGATGAACTCTCTCAGTGTTTCGTTGTTGTAGCGAACATAGTCCGCACTAGGAAAGCCCTGTTGAACTGTGCTTGTCAATTGCTGCAGCGCAGGAGGCAGTTCTTTGCCGCCTTCATCAGTCAGAAAGATTTGCGAAACTTGCACGATCAATTCACCTTCACTGGAGCGCCAAAACCTTTGAATTCAGAAACCGCAACGACAGGCTTGAGCAATTCATTGATATAGCCAAGCATCTTGTCAGTGACATTCTCCCAAGAGAATTGGTCCTCATGAATGCGTGAATAGCACCACGCACCATCATCGTTCATCTTGTCTCGATCTTCGTAGTATTCCGTGAGCAGTTCGGCAAGGTGATCGGGCGATACTTGCCCGCGCTCCAGTCCATAGTTCCTGTCGGTTTCCCAGCTTTCAATGCGAATGCGAGGCACGTCGCTAAAGATTTCCTTCAGGCTTGTGTGGTCTGGCACTAGCTGCGGGCGGCCAGTAGCGGCATGTTCAGTGTTGACCAAGCCCCACCCCTCGCCCAGACAAGTGTTGATGCCCACGTCCACTGCGTTATACACCTTGTTGAGCTGCTCAATGGGAAGACAGTTATGCGTGGAAAAATTGGGGCTGGTGAGAATGAGCTTGCCCGCAGGGTCGTAGCCTGCGTCCCTAGCCACACGTTTGAACAAAGGGATCAGTTCCCAGCCCATATCTTTGGCTCCCATGTTGAGCCACAGGCGAGCATCAGGCTTGTCCTTTGCAAACTTGATAAAGCCCTTGATGGTCAAGTCAATGCGCTTGCGCGGCTGGTTTCTGTTGCCATTGAATACAATGAACGCATCATCTGGCACGCCAACATCCTTCCGGCATTGCTGCTTGTCAATGGGGAAGAACTTGGTAAAGTCCGTGCCATGGCCCACAACGCCAATCGGACGCTCGTAGCCCATCTTTTCAATCTCGCCCTTCGCAAACTCTGTGTAGGTGATGAGCTTGTCCCATTTGTTCAGAGCGGGAAGTAGCTCAGGGAATAGACCGTAGGAGTCGATAGGCGTGTAAACGCAGGTTTTGAAGCCGAGCTTTTCCTTCAGTGGCTCAATTTTGTCAACAAGCGTGACCGCCACCCAAATGTCATTGACAATAAACACCACGTCAGGCTGAATGGTTTGCACCAGTTCAGCAATGCGGTGGGAACCGAACGGGTCAGAACCATGCGCCATTGCCGGAAACATCTGGCAATGCTGCTGCATAGGGGAAGGGTCCCCGTGGTGATTGACGCACAGTGCAAACACGTCATGATCTTTGGCGAGGGCGGGAATGAGATATTCGGCCACCCTGCCGAAGCCCGTCTGTACGCCAACGTCTCCGCAGTAGAGGATTCGTGTCACTGAAAGAAAGAAGCTCGCTAGATACTAGGGCCTCTTCACACGGGAGCATGAGGCATCTGCTGACGGTAGAACTCCACTCGGCATTTGCACCGTGCCCTGCATTGACAACGCTGCCCTGGCATGGGAAGGGTGCCGATGGGGACAAGGCCGCGAGCTGCGAAGGCTGGGCAATCAGCGCAGTGCTGAGCCTGTGGGTCGAGGATGCGGCGCATCAGTCCGTAACCTTCCGCTTGCTTCCGAAGCTCCAAACCCTGCCAGTAAGAGCCACGTACGCTTTCAGCATACAAGCTGACCCTAGCAACAGCCATGGCAGGACTAGCGCGGCCAGCCAGAACGTCATTAGCAAAGCCCTGTAGATAAGCGTATTCTGCACGAAGCCTTTGACCGATGCGGCCATATTCGACGGCTCCCATACTGTCCTTTCCGCCATGGCCAATGATTGCTGTCTGAATGTGAGCTGCCTTGATGGCTTCCCTGACGCTGCCTTGCCATTGCTCCAGCGTGATGCTGCCATCGGCCATCATCTTTGTAACGCGCCTGAGCGTAGTGTCGAGCTTGCCAATGCGGCCATCTACTAAGGCTTCAACAGCCTTCTGGCTCATGAACCGTCCTTTCTCGTTGCGGTAGCGTCCAGTACGTTGGTCGTAAGCCCACGCAGCGTCCAGCCTAGTGGCCAGCACGGCTTGAGACAGCCCGCTTAGGTCATTCAGCATTGTCGGCCTCTAGCAGCTCTTTGAACTGGGCTGGAGCCTCTGCTTTCCATTGCTGCAGGGCCTCGGCAATGTCCTCTTCAGAAATGAGCGCCGCTTCGTCAACGCCGCCCAGCACCAAGCCACTTGCCTTGATTGCTTCTGCATCTTCCTTGAAATACTCGGCAGTGGTCTTCTTGCCTTTGAAGGCTTTTTCCATGGAGCCGTGCTTGCGCTTGTAAAGCTCCTTGTACTTGCGCGTCACATAGGCTCCCGCCACTGCACTGGGCCACGTCTTGAATTTGCTCTTGGCGGCAGCAATTGCCTGCTGGTGAAGCTCTTTGTCCGTAAATTCCACGTCGCCGCGTTCATGCTCTAGGTCGCCTTCCAGAAATAGTCCAGCAGCGTCTTGAACCTCCCTGGAGCCGTCCATTGGCAGCGTGCCATTCTCTTCGTTCATCGGATCGCGGCCACCAGGAGGCACTGCAAGTTTTCCACCCCCGCCTTGAGTGGAACCACCCATCTTGGGGGCGACTAAATCGGGGTTAGCTTCAAGCGATGGATCGAGAGCGGTTTCCATTGACCACTCAGAGCCGCCGTAACGTGCCTCTCTTACTTCTTGTGGATGCAATACGCCAAGTTGTAACATTCTTCCGTCCACGGCTGCCACACGGGCTCTTACGTCGGCCTTCTCGCGCTCATTCAGTTCAAACAAGTCATTGAAGGAGATTCTCCACGATTCGGGCAGTTCGCCATTGGTCGGCCCATTCTTGCTCAGCATGATCATTTCCATCAGCTTTTGCAAAGGCCGCTTGTAATGCGCTGCCTGGTAGTCACCAAGGAACTTTGCAAAGTCTCGCTCTTCGCTTCTGCCAGTGGCACCAAGACCGCTTGGGCTCTCGCCAAAAAGAATTGTGTGGGGAATCTGCGAGGCACCAATGATGTCAATGCGCAGCTTTTCCAGCACGTCGCCAATGCCGCTTAAGTTGCGTGTAACGTAATCAAGTTCCTCGCGCTCGGCGTCAATCGCATAGCCGCGATAGATGCTCTTGCTCATGTCATTCAGCACTAAACGCTGCCTCACATCACTCTCCTTTCCCGCAGCAAGCATTGTGCTCAGGCCGCGCAGCTTATGCACAAACACGTCAAACTCAACCAGCACTGTCGCCGCAGAATTGAGGCCAGTCCAATAGTGACGGAAGCTGTCGTAGATGGTCTGCAAGCTGCTCATTCCCCACCCATAGTTCCTTTGCCTGATGCGATAGGGCAACCATTCGCCGTCGAAGCGCAGAATCCTATCCTTGTGGATCTTTTGCAACTGCGGCTGTTGAATGAGATCGCCTGAGATGATTTGGTAGTACGTCGCCTTGGAGTAGTCGTATAGGTTTTCCTCGCTGATAACTGGCGCAATCTGCCAGCGATCAAGCACTTCCATTCCTTCAATGGCGCGAATGTTGCGCTTGTCTACTGGCTGATTCGCCTCTCGCCCATCGTCAATGTAGAGCAGAATCACCGAGCCGCCATACAGCCTGGCGTTCTTGCTGGCAAGCATGAAGTGCTCAAGAATGTAAAGGTCTTCGATGGTTTGCTCAATGCCTGCTACTTCCTCTGCTCTAGCGCCATCACCACCAAACAATACTTTGTAGCCTTTGCGTGTAGATTGCTCTGCTACTACGTCGATGATGCGACGAGGAATCCACTCTCCATAGAGATTTTCTAGTTCCTCCTGTGCGAGGAATACAATGGGTTGGGTGGTGGTGTGACGGCTTTTATCTCGGCTCGTCCCCATTCCAGTTAGGACGTTCGCCAGCGAATCGGCCCTGAGCCCGTTTTCCGTGGCGTGTCCAAGATCAACTACGTCGCCTGCCATTGCGTTCCCGTGGCTAGTCTCCCCATTCTAATAGTGGTTATCATGGCGACGATACCCATGCTTTTATGGCCCCCACTCCCATTCTTTTCACATTCACTGAAGAAGAGCGGCAACTAGCGATGGAGGAAGGCCATCGTAGGCAGACTGTGAACGAAGCAAAGGGGCTGAGAGGCCGGAACAAGGGGCCAAGGCTTGGCGATGAAGCATTGAAAGTGCATTTGCTTGGTGCGGCAGGGGAAGTCGCAGTGGCCTCTTTTTTAGGGCTAAAGCATGAGCTGTTCAAAGAGACTGAGGCAAAGCGCGGCAGCGAGGATCTGCCAGGTATAGATGTCAAAACCCGGTCAAAAAGGTCTTACGATTTGATTGTGCAAAAGGGAGAATGCCCTGAGCGAAAGTTTGTACTTGTGACCATTGATAGTGGCGAGACGCTGCTTCATGGTTGGTGCTATGGGCATGAAGCCATGCAGGACAAATTCTGGGCCGACCCTGCAAGAGGACGACCAGCGTATTTTGTAGGGCAATCGTTTCTTCGTCCCATGGAAAGTTTGAAATGACACTTTCGCCTTCCGACTTTGCCCGCCATGCTCTCGGCGTAACTCTCTGGCCTAAACAACAGGAGATTCTTGACAACCTTTTCGACAAGAGCATCAACCATGCTATTTGGGCTCTCGGAAGGCGTAGTGGCAAAACTTTTATGTCCGCGATTGCTGCATGTTATATGTGTTTTGTTCTTGATGATTACTTTATTAAAAGAGTGCGAAAAGGGGAGAAATGGTATATTATTGCCGTGGCTAACGATCTCGGTCAGTCCAAAATTGCGCTCGACAATATACGCCAGTTAATTATCAACAGCCCTTTTGAGCAAGAGATTGCGCGAGAAACAAGTCTGGAGATTGAGATAAAGAATAACTGCGTCTTTCAGGCTATTCCTGCATCTGCTCGCGCATCTCGCGGTAAAGCGGTAGTAGCGATTCTGCAAGATGAGTTGGCCTTCTCTGTTGAGGGCGATGCGAACAGGGGCGCGGAAGCAATGTATACAGCCTTGGCTCCTTCCATTGCTCAGTTTGGCAAATACGGCAAAATTATCGAACTGTCCTCTCCCTATCTAAACTCGGGCTTGTTCTTTGAGCATTTCAAGCAAGCGCAAAGTGGTGAGTTTCCAGGTATGCAGGCCCTGCAAATTCCGACATGGGAAATTAACCCACATCTTCCATGGGGGTGTGATTTTCTTGAAAACGCAAGAAAGAAAGACGAAGAGAGCTTTTTTGTTGAATTTGGCGCCCAGTTTCGTTCAAGCAACTCGGTGTTACTTGCTCCAGAGATTGTTGACGTGGCGGTCAACAAAGACAGAAGCATCCTCCCCCCGAAGATTGAATACAAGGGCACTTATGTGCTGGCGCTAGACCCTGCTCGCGGTGGCGTTGGCCGAGACGACTACACGGCCTGCATTGTTCATTACGAAGGAGAACGACTGGTAATCGACAAGTTCTATGCGTTTGATGCGGACTTTGACATCGGCGGAAAGAAAGAAGTGAGCATTGCCAAGGTGGAAGAATGGATCAAGGAACACCATCGTATTTATGAGTTCGAGAGCATCGTGCTCGACCAGTTTAATAGCTCTGCATTGATACAATCGCTTGCAAAAGATTATCCAATCTCGGAACTTGCATGGAGTGTTTCTACAAAAATGCGTGCTTTTAGCAAGACCAAAGAGTTATTCAATGCCGGACTGATCGAACTTTATCCTCACAAAAAGGCTATCTGGCAGCTCAAAAACTTAAGCGTTATCTACAGGACTAGCGGCCAGTGGAATGTAACAGGTGGCAAAGAGAGTGGCATTGATGATTATGCCTTTGCCCTCGCAGGAGCCGTGCTGGAAGCATCTAAAGACTCGGACATCGACTGGTTAAACTCGCTCATCCGATAACCTCCGCTACAATTTTCACAAATGCGCCTTTTTCGCTTTTCCTGAAAATCGCAATGAACATCTCCCTGTCCATCAAGGAAGCCACATTCCTCGTTGCATTACTAGAAGCGGACAGGCAGACTGCCTTGCAGCTCTTGGCTGCAGAGCACTTTTACCAGCCAGAATTGCTACCGAAACTGCGCAAGCTAGAACGAACGCTAAAGAAAGCGGAAGACTGATGGTCAAGCTTTGTTTTTCCCGGTGCGGCATTTGTCGGGAAATCGTTGTGCCTTTTGTAGAGGCCAGGCGCGTAAACAAGAGGCTATGGGAAGAGGGCGCAGCAGTGTTCTGGACGGAAAGACTGTGACAATGTTGTAGCAGGCGAGATTTTTATGTCCCCATGCTAAGCCGATTCAAGATCGCGTCCGCAGTCTCGTAGGCGCACTGAGTGCAGAGAGAGTCAGGCAACTCCTCCCACTTTGGATAAATGGATTCGTTCGCCAATCCGCGCATGGCCCCGTCGTAAATCATCTTTGCTATCTCGTCACGGGATGGCATTTGCTGCTCATACTGCTCTAAGGATTTTTGGGCTATAGCCACTTTTGTTCTAGTGGGTCCATATTCGGCAGGTTCAGCGCCATGTATCTCTCTTATGTCATTGATATGCTTTAGCAAAAGGCTTACTGAACGGATTAGCTCGCGGACTGTTGGACGGAGATCCATGGAACGAAGGGCGTGGTCGCTTCATTGTGCCTGATTTCTTCTCTATGGTCAAGCCCGTGTGATATGCTGGCGAGGCTTCCTGCAGGAGCCCGTTGGCCAACGGTTAAAGGGGATTCCGTTCCTCCAGTATCAAGAGGGAGCAGGGCCAACCTTGCCTTAATCGTCGTACAAAGAGGCTTGAAGAACCTCTCGACACCCTCTTGCTCTGCTGCCCTTGTTCGCCATTCGCAAACAGCGAACTGCCTTATTGCCTTTCCTGCTCTATCAACCAGTCTTTCAACTCCGCAACGTAGGCCCTGAGCGCAGCAGCTTTCTGCTCATGCCACGTAAGTCCAGTTTGTAAGTACAAGGCAGTGTGATTGTCAATGGCACGGAGGCATTGATGGATACAGGCGTTCCACGGCTCCCTGAGGGGAGTGTTGAAAGTGCGCCTTTCGGAAGTCACTGCCCAAAGTAAGCCCTGATCTTCTCCAATGGTACAGGGGCAAAATCATTGCGCTCCAGGCAGCTATTAAAAAACCGCCTGTCTACTTGCCCATCGTCCGTGTAAACCAAATGGCTATGCAAGTGGCCATGTACGTTGCCGACGTAACGCCCAGACAGGTTGCACGGATGCACGGGAATATGCGTATAGATCAAGCCTTCACGAAAGAATGCTCCGCGAATGTCGTGGAAATACGGCAAGTAGTCCTGAAGACGGTAAATGTCGTGATTACCGCGCACCAATACCTTGCTCCCATTGAACCGATCTAGGAGCTTTAGCGCTGAACGAGGGATTGCCACGTCGCCCAAGATGTAAATGCGATCCTTTGTGTTGACCATTTTGTTCCAGCGATCAATCAAGGTTTCGTGCATTTCTTCAAGTGAAGAAAACGGGCGCACCGAAGATCCATCAGGATTGATAAACTCAAGAATCTTGGAATGGCCTAGATGAAGGTCTGATGTGACAAAAGCGCTCATGGGTTGCGAGGTGGTGGGTTGGGCATGCCTTGCTGCGAAAGTGGCTGATAGCCGGAGCGCCGGAGCTTAAGCGGCGGCGGCCCGCTCGGCCTCTTGGTGTTTTCGTGGTTGAAGCTGCGGCGCCAGTCAGGATCTTGGTCACGAGGAAGAGGTTTGCCGAGGATTCGCCCCCAGAACATGCCAACGCCTAGTCCAATAGCAAATCCAGAGAAGTAAGACGAAACGCTCATGACAGTTTGCTAGAAAACTTGTAACGGCCTCCGTTCATGCGTTTAATGAACTCTCGGCTAGGAATGAAGGATGGCACCACATGCGCGGGCACTTTAATGATGCGTCTTGTGACGGGCAGTTCGTACTGCCTT